CCTGACATTGAATTCAAAACCGATGACATCATGGTCAAAGGTTATTCATTGCGCGAGACAGCCCGAAACAAAGTGATGACGCAAAACCGCGTGATTGAAATGTTTAAGTTGCTTGTGCCTGAAAACAAAGATTTTGATATGTCAACGATTAGTTACGCTGACATTGAGGAATTATTCCCGTTTACCGTGCAGCTTGAATTGGTTGAGGAAATCAGCAAAGTCATTTCTCCCAACTACTCGGCGGCGCGGGGAAAGTAACAGGGTCAGTCCGTAGGCAAGTAAAAGCATATTTGCTTGCACACGGCACAGACCCTGCAAATCTTGACGAGGAAACATTCACAGACATAAGCATCATGTATGCCGATGGAATGATTGGAAACCGTGGGATTTTGGAAGTTCTTGGGACACTAACGGCAGGGCAGTTTAACAAAATGTTGCCCAAAGGAGCGTCACCATATACACTAGAAAAAATCATACCAAGAGCGCACGATTACTTGTACCCACCATTGGATGAAAAAACCAAAAAAGAACGGGTTTCTCAGTCTTTGTTGGCATTTGCAATGATGAGTCCAAATGCGCCGACACAGTTTTTCAAAGGTAAATAATGGCACAAATCATTGCTGGCTTGGGCGCACAACTAGGACTTGACACCACCGAGTTCAAAAAAGGCATTGGCGAAGCCAAAAAATCTCTTACTGAATTGTCAGAATATTTGCCAGAAGCATTGTCGGCTGCGGCATTTATCGAAGCAACCAAAGCGGCAATGGAGTATGCCAATCAGGTTGTTGAAACTGCAAAAGCCAATGATATTTCAACGGCATCAGTTCTTGAATTGACAAAAGCCTTAAATGAAAACGGTGGAAGTGCGGAAGATGCCAGCAAACTTTACTCAGGGTTTTCAGTAAAAATTGAAGCTGCTGCACAAGGCAATGCCAAAGCGCAAGAATCATTTGCACGGCTTGGCGTGACTTTGAAAGATTTGCAAACAATGTCAGAGCAAGATTTGTTTGACAAAACGGTCAAAGGTCTTGCCAACATGAAAGATTCAGCCGAGCGTAATGGTTTGGCATTTCAAACGCTTGGCAAAGCAATTAGAGGCGTTGATTTAATTGGGCTTGCTAATACATTAAAAGAATCTAAAGGGTCAATGGATAAATACGCAAACGCAATTGAACAAGCCCATGCGTTGAGCGAAAAATTAAATGAAACAACTCGCACCATGAAAATGGAATTTGCCGATGCGTTTTTGCCAACCATGAATGCTTTGTACGACAGTTTTGTAAAAACTGGCAATGCAATTGAAAAAATGTTTGATTATTTGAAAAAGGGAACTGAAATTGTTGGTGTTTTCATTGCAGCCATTGTTACTGCGGTTGAACACATCATCACAATTGTTGAATCAACTGCAAAAATGTTTTGGCATTTGACAACAGGTTTTGACAGTCTTAGCGACAAGTGGGAACAGGTAAAAAAAGATTTTTCTGATGGTGTTGCCGATTGGAAAGATGACGCTGCAAGTTATGCTGAATCTGTGCAAAAAATTATCAAAGCCAACGAAGATGTAACTGCACCCAAAAAAAATCAAGACATAAACAGACCAATCATTGACGCATTGCAAAAACAAAAAACTAAAGCGGAAGAAATTTCAAAAGTTTACGAAGCGCAAGCACAAGCAAATTATTTGACATTGACCGCACAACTTGCGGTAACAAACGCAACAAAAAATCAAAAAGAATTAGAAGATGCTTTGTTAAAAGTTGTGTTGGAAAAAAATAAAGTTGACGAGGAAATTCGCAAACAAGAAGATGAAGCAAGAGCCAGCGGCAAAAAAAATGCACAAGAAATTATTGATGAGTTAGAAAAGCAACGGGTAAAAGTTGAACAAGTTTACGATGACATGATTGTCAAAACAAAAGACGCTGTGATTGCTAACCAACAATTGCGTGAGAGTTTTGGGTTTGGTTGGAATGAAGCATTTAACCAATACAAAGAAAACGCAATGACTGCCGCAGATTTTGGGCGACAAGCATTCACGACAATGACAGGAGCAATGACCAACGCATTGAATACGTTTGTGACAACTGGCAAGCTGAATTTTAAAAGCCTTATTACCAGCATGATTCAAGATATGCTGAAGGCGCAATTGCAAATGCAAGCTAGCAGTTTGTTTTCCAAAGCGGGTAGCGCACTTGGCATTGGCAATTTGTTTGGCGGTGGTGGACACGGAGCGACAGCTAACCTTGGCACAGCTACTGGTAGCGACATGATGCAAGCGTTTGCAGATGGTGGAGACCCTCCAGTTGGTCAAGCATCGTTGGTTGGCGAAGCAGGTCCCGAATTGTTTATTCCAAAAAGCGCAGGAACAATTATTCCGAACAACGCACTTGGAAATCTTGGTGGTGGTGGACAATCTGTTACATACAATGGTCCATACATTGCATCCATGCAAGCGATTGACACACAATCAGCAACGACATTCTTGGCAAAAAATAAAACAGCGGTTTGGGCGGCTAATCAATCGGCGCAAAGATCGTTGCCACAAAGTAGGTAAGACATGGCAAATTTAAACACAATCCTTGCTATTGCGGAAACGGTACACATCACCGACCAACGATTTGTTGGACAAGTGATTTCACGCAATCAACGGATTTCAACATCTGAATTGATTACCGTTGTGCCATTTATGTTTGAGTTCAAACCGAACAATTATTTGTTGTACAGCCAAAATCGTGGTTTGCTTGCAAATTTGCGTTACTACGACAAATCATTAACTCAATATTTAAATTTTGGAACAACGGGCTGGACAAATTACATCAATTACATGGGAGACATGACACCAACACAATTGGCAGCTTGCCAATGGGAAACTGCAAGCACAGCCAAAAACATGGTGCTCGGTAATTTGCCAGCAATTAGTGCATCTGCATACATTGTTCGTGCTGGTGATTTTTGCCAAGTTGGTACATACACATACATTGCAACGCAAGACGTACAACGTGGCTCGGGTTCAACGGTAACAATTCCCGTGCATCGAAACCTTATCAATGGACCTCTTGGGTCTGCGGTCAATGCGGTAATTGGTCAATACGGTACAACTGTTTCAATGGGCGGTACAAATTACACAGGCGTGACATTTCCTGTAATCTTGCAGCAATACCCAACGTACACGCTGATGCCAATTACAAATGACAGCTTTATCTCTTGGCAATCCACATTCAAAGCATTTGAGGCGGTGACATGAACGACATTCCACCACTGGATAACACAAACAACATTCGCTATGCCGATTTTGTTCGCGTCATTTCTCCTTCTGGCACTTATCGGTTTGCCACCACAGCATCCGCATTGACAATTAACGCTGTTGATTCACAACCTTTTGATGGTTTGGGTTCATTGATTTCTATTGGTGACATTCAGCGCGACATCAAAAGCACTGCAAATCAAACATCTGTTTCATTAGTGGGCATTGACACAGCTTTATTGTCGTGGGTGCTTTCTCAAGACATTAAGGGTTCGCAAATTACGATGTGGAAAGGTTTTTTTGACACATCAGGCAACCTCATCACAACGGGCGGTTCTGGTGGGTTGTATCAATATTTTTACGGTTTTATCAACACCTACCAAATCAGCGAACAATGGATGGAGGAAGTGAGGTCGTATATCGGCACAATTTCTATTCAAGCGTCAAACATACAAATGATTTTGCAAAATCGTACAGCAGGAAGATTCACAAACGACCCAAGTTGGCAATATTTCAATTCTGGTGATACAAGCATGAATCGTGTTTCTACGATTGCAACTTTGTATTTCCAATTTGGTTCACAAGTCGCATGATTCGTTTTGCCAATAAATTTGACAATGAAAGAATCAAAGAATTTTTGATTGCTTTCCATGAACAACATCCCAATCGTTTGTCCATGAAAAAACAAAATTGGTCGTCAGAATACGTTGACCAACAATTGTCTAAAATTTATGCTGGTGCTGGTTTTGTTTTGATTGCTGATGATGGTTTTCTTTGCGCTATTCGATCACCCTGTTTTTGGATACCAAATGTATGGACATTACAAGAGACAATGTGGTTTGCAAAAAGTAAAAAAAACAGTTTGAAACTAATGAAAAAATACATTGAAATTGGGAATGAAATGAAAAAAAATTCTGAAATTGAAGAATTTTATATTTCCAATTTTGGTGATGCTGATTTGTCAAAAATTGGCGCAACAAAAATTTGTAATGATTGGATGATGTAATGTCTTTTGTACTTTTACCTTTGTTGGCTGAAGTTGGTATTACAGGCGTAATGGCTGAAGTAATTTCTTTTGCCGTGACAATGGTTGCATCTTCAATATTTTCAAAACTTACAGCACCAACACCACCACAACAAAATCAAACATTACAAACAGGCACAAATTTACAAGTAAGTCCTGAAACAAGTACAAAATTGCCTGTTGTTTATGGTTCTGCTTTTGTTGGCGGTGCTGTAACTGATGTAAGCATTACGTCAAACAATCAAACGCTTTACTATGTTTTGTCATTGTGTGAAGTTACAGGCGGCAATAGTGGCGACAACATAAATTTTGGAGATATTTATTATGGTGGAAAAAAATGTATTTTTGGTTCATCTGATTTAACTCGTGTAACTGGATTACAAGATGTTTCGTCTGGCGTGATTGATACCAAAATTGACGGTTCAATTTTCATGTATTTGTATCGCAATGGTTCAGGAAACCCAACAAATACTGGATTGTCTGCAATTCAAGTTATGCAATCTAGTGGGTTGACATACACATGGGATGCTTACAAAGAAATGTCACGATGTGCCTTTGCAATTGTGCAATTGAATTACAACGCAAATGCTGGCGTTACATCATTAGAACAAACACAATTTCAAGTTATCAATGAACGCAATAGCGCAGGTGATTGTTTTTATGATTATTTGACCAATACGGTTTATGGTGCTGCCATTCCATCAAGTCAAATCGACATGGACAGCATTGCCGCATTGAACACATATTGCAATCAAACAATAACCTATACCCCATATAGCGGCGGCACAAGCACACAGCCAAGATTTCAATTTAACGGTGTAATTGACCCTGCAAATACAGTTTTGCAAAACTTGCAAGACATGGCAAACAGTTGTGATTGTTTGCTTAAATACAATGAAATTTTTGGCACATGGTCAATCATTGTGCAAACGCCAACTTACACGGTGGCGACAGACATCAACGACAGCAACATGATTTCGTCTTTGTCCATTACGTCAATGGACATTTCAAACACCTACAACATTGCTGAATGTCAATTTCCAGACAAAACTACAAACAGTTCTTTTAATACTGCTGTGTTTGATTTGGCTTTGATTGACCCTTCTTTGCTTTATGCAAATGAGCCTGTCAACAAACAAACAATCAAATTGCCCTTGGTGGACAACAACGTACAAGCGCAATTGTTGGCAATCAGGTTTTTAAAAGCAGCACGTTTGGATTTGCAAGTTACTTGTTCTGTCAATTACATTGGCTTGGAATTGGAAGCTGGTGATGTTGTAACGGTAACAAACTCAATTTATGGATGGGTTGCCAAACTTTTTAGAATTACTAAAGTTGTTCAAAAATTTGCACAAGATGGTGCAGTTACTGTTGATTTGACGTTGCAAAATTATGACCCATCGATGTTTAATGATGCCTCAATCACGCAATTCACGCCAAGTGCCAATACGGGTTTGCCAAACCCAAACATTTTTGGAACTATTCCTGCACCAACTGTTTCTGGCAGTCAACCCATTGCAAACATTCCATCGTTTCAAGTAAACGCAACAACCAGCAGCGTGGGGATTATTCAATACGCTGAAATTTGGTATTCAGCATTTTCCAATCCTGCAAACAATCAATACATTTTTGCTGGCACAACGGCTGTGCAATCAAACGGCAACCCGTACAACACAAACACAGCAATGCCACCCGTGACGTTGACGGGAATTCCTGCTGGCAATTGGTATTTTTTCACGCGCATGGTCAATAGTTTGACAAAATCAAATTACAGCCCTGCAAGCACAGTTTTTAATTGGCGACCTTTCACATTCCAATTTACACAGCGTTATCTAAGCGTGGCGTATGCAAGCAGCATCACAGGCTCTGGATTTAACTTCAATCCTCGTGGGTTGTCTTATTTTGGTTTAGCAAATAACGCAAGCGGTTCTGCTGACCCGACACCATCCGATTACACATGGTATCCAGCATCGCCTACGTTTGGAACGACAAATTATTTATTGTTCTGCAATCGTGGCAACAATTTAATTTCGTTTGCAACGGGTGGCGCAGCACCTTCAGCGGGTACGGCTTTGTTTGTGCCTACGGATACCACAACGTATGACCAAACAATTTGGCAAGGTTTGCCTGATGGCGTGAATGTCATTGATCTTGGCGCTCGTACTGGTCAGTTAATTCAAACTGGTACAACAACAGTTGGCACGGGTGAAATTGCCATTACCAATAACCCACAAGGGCAAGTGATTGCATCTTTAGCGCAATTGCTGACGTTTCCGGGAGGGGCTTATACAAAAACGTCTGCGGTGGCAACTTTGACAGTTGATATTTATGGTCGCGTGGTTGGATTCGCAGCCCCTGATTCGTTCTATTACACAATGACAGCTTTTGATGCCTCAAGCGGTCAAACGGTGTTTAGCGTCACCCGTGGTTCTGAATATGTCACAGGCAATTGTTGGGTTTTCCGCAATGGCTTGCTGTTAGACACAACAGAATACACAGATGCAGCAAGCACAGTCACGCTCGGCACAGGTGCTGTCGTCAACGACATTATCACTATCATTTCGTTTGCTTCGGTTAATTCAACTCCAGCAACGTACAACTCATTCACTCGCAATACTGTTTCTTTAAGCAATCAAAGCGACTACACAGCGTCAGGGTTTACCCTTTATAGCGGCAATGAATTGTTGTTTCTGAATGGCACGGTTGTAAATGCACAGGACTACAACATCTCAGGCCAAACAATCTCATTTATTTCGGCTGTGACGGGTGATTTGCAGGTGATTCAGTGGACAAACAACAATCTTGGCGTACCAAACGGCACACCCGTAAACATAGATGCTTACACAATAGCGGGTACTCCAACTTATGCCTTTACATTCAATCCTTTAGCGTTTAACCTGTGGAATAATGGCGCATTGTTGTTAGAAACAGTCGATTACACGGTGTCGTCTGGTTCTTACACATTGAGCCAAACTCCGCTTGTAAACACAAATATTTTGGTTCAACAAACTTTCAATAGAACGGGCGCAGTATGACACAAGCACTCAATTTGGCACTCCTTGCCAACAACGTCAATTCATCAGGGCAGCTTAATGGCGCGACAGGCATTTACGGTACGATTCCAGTTACCAATTTGCCTACAGTAACGGCTGCTTATGGCGGAACGGGAACAACCGCAACGCCAACAAACGGTCAAATTCCTATTGGTAATGGAAGCGGATATACCCTTTCCACTTTGACTGCTGGCACGGGTATGTCAATTACCAATGGTTCAGGTTCAATTACTTTAAATTCATCTTCTTTGCCTGGAGTTTTGGGGCAAGTATTTACATCCAACGGCACGTTCACCATTCCATCAGGCGTTACAGCAATCAAAGTCACAATTGTTGGCGGTGGCGCTGGCGGTCCTTATCTATCTGGTTGTTGTTATAACTTTGGAACAAGTGGCGGCACATCAAGCGTTGCATCTGGAACACAATCAATCTCAACAATTTCAGCCACTGGTGGTTCTGTTGGTAGGGGTAGTTCTGGACCTGTGCCGGGTGGTTATGGAAGCGGTGGTGATTTAAACTTTACAGGTGGTGGTGGCAATAAAGGTTTTCTATCGGGCGGTTCAATTTTTGGTGGCGCAGGCGGTTGGCAAACTGCTGGCGGCAGTTATGGCGCTAGTGGCGGTACAAATCAAAACGTAAGTTATGCGGCAACCGTAATTGGACCATCAGGTGCAGGTGCAGCCATTAAATACCTCACAGGATTAACTCCCGGAAACACGCTTGCAGTTACTGTTGGTGCTGGTGGTAGCGGCAGTTATAACGGCGCTGGCGGCGTAGTCATTTTTGAATGGTAAAAGGAAAAAATCATGAAAGCATTAATTTCAAAAATTGAGCCAAGACAAACAGGTTATCGCGTAGCACAAGTTGAGCCTGATAATCAAATTTTTCCAGTAGCGGATGATTTGATGTGGGTTGATTGTGCGGATACTGTTAAAGCTGATAATTTTTGGTTTGACCCACAAGACAACACCATCAAACCCATGCCAGCACCAGAAGCCGCACCTAATCAACCCATTTCTAATGGTGCTCAAACTTTATGACCATTGCAGTTAATCCAATTCATTTGGTAACCTATGATGGCGCATCTTTGAACATTTACCATGCAAACAAAGGCGAAGGAATACCAAGACATGAACACGCTTATTCGCATTTGACTATTTGCATGGCTGGTTCAATGATTGCGCGTAAAGAAGGCAGACAGTTGGTAATGGACAAAACAACGCAACCAGTTAATTTGGTTGCAAGCGAATGGCATGAATTGGAAGCCTTGGAAGATGGAACAGTTTTTGTGAATGTTTTTGCTGAAGGCAAATATTAATACGACACCATAAACATGATTCGTAAGCAAGCGAGGTTGCTACTTACGGCACAACCTGAGAACAGGGAATCGACATGGCAGTTTTTAATCAAAATACGCTTACGCAAGTTAGCGGTTTCAACAATCCAATCATTGCTGGCGAATTAGTTTGGCAGCAACAAACGTATTGGAATCTGGCAATCAAAGCGTCAGACGGTACAACGCCCATTGATTTGACAGGCGCAACAATCACAGCACAAATCATTCGGCGTGAGGTGTCAAACATCACCGATACGCGAAATGGTTTGTCTTTTGACATTGAGAACTACACGCCTACACCATCACCAGTTACGTTGACCACAACAAATTTGTCTGCGTCAACGGGGCAATTTACATTAGTGATCGATGATTCTGCTTGGTCGCTTATTGCAACTGACCCTGAGTTAGACATTAACGCGCAAGATTGCGTGGGGTTTTCTGGTCGAATCAAAATCAGTTTTGCTGCCAGCGGTTCAAACCCTGCTAATGATTACATCATTTTCTTGTTGTTTTTAGTTCGCTCTGACGGCATCGTGGTGAACTAACATGGCAGACATTACTGTACAAGTTGTTGACCAAAACAACGTGGAAATCACGGTTGTGCCACCAGCACGACAAACAATTAACCTCACAACGCCACCAAACAACAACATCAACATTGATCGTGGTTTGATTGGTCAAAGCGGTTTTAGTGGCTATTCTGGATTTAGCGGTTACAGCGGAGCAGGTGTGTCTGGAACATCAGGCAAAAGCGGTTACAGCGGCTATTCGGGCTTCAGCGGTTATTCTGGTTCAGGTTTAAGCGGTTTTTCTGGCGCATCTGGGTTTAGCGGATACAGCGGATTTTCTGGAATTAGCGGATTTTCTGGGTCAGGCGTTTCAGGCTATTCAGGCTATTCAGGCTATTCAGGCATAAGCGGATACAGCGGTTTTTCTGGCATTTCTGGATACAGCGGCAGCGGTGTTTCTGGATATTCTGGATTTAGTGGATACAGCGGTCAACAAGGCACATCCATCAACATCAAAGGAACAGTAGCAACACCTGCTAATTTGCCAGCTACGGGTAACAATCCTAATGATGCCTACATTGTTTCTTCAAATGGCGATTTATATGTTTGGGAAAGTTCAGCATGGGCAAACGTTGGGCAAATTGTCGGTCCTGCTGGTCAAAGCGGTATTTCTGGGTTTAGTGGTTATTCTGGGATTAGCGGCTATTCTGGTGCTTCTGGCATTTCAGGCTTTAGCGGCATTAGCGGCTTTAGCGGGTCGGGGGTTTCTGGATTTAGTGGTTATTCTGGGTTTTCTGGCATCAGCGGTTACAGCGGTTCTGGCGTTTCTGGTTGGTCAGGATATTCGGGTTATTCTGGAATTTCTGGATTTTCTGGGTCTGGCGTAAGCGGTTATTCTGGATACAGCGGAAGCGGCGTTTCTGGTTATAGCGGCTATTCTGGAATTTCTGGTTATTCTGGTTCTGGTGTGTCGGGATACAGCGGCTATTCTGGCTGGTCTGGCATCAGTGGGTTTAGTGGCATTAGCGGTTATTCAGGTAGCGGCGTAAGTGGTTACTCTGGATTTAGCGGCTATTCTGGAATTTCTGGATACAGCGGTTCAGGCATTTCTGGGTTTTCTGGATATAGCGGAAGCGGTGTTTCTGGATTTAGTGGATTTTCTGGAATTTCTGGATACAGCGGTTATTCGGGCAGCGGCGTAAGCGGTTACTCTGGATACAGCGGGTTTTCAGGCTCTGGTGTATCTGGTTATTCTGGTTATAGCGGTTCAGGCGTTAGCGGTTATAGCGGATATTCTGGTATTTCTGGTTGGTCTGGTATCAGCGGATTTTCTGGATTTAGCGGTCAAAACGGTGGCGGCGGTGCTTTAGGTTTTTATGGCGCGTTTCAAGACGTTACAAACCAAACAGCATCAAGCACAACCACAGCTTACGTTGTCAACATTGGCGTGACTGATGAAGCCAACGGTGTGTCAATTGTTTCTGGCAACAGAATTACATTTGCAAACGCTGGAACGTATAACATTGAATATTCAATTCAATTTGTTAATTCCGATTCCAACAGCGATAACGTTGACGTATGGTTGCGTAAAAACGGCACAGACGTTGCAGACAGTAACAGCATTTACAACATTCCGGGCACTTCACACGGTGGTTCTGGCGCATTGATTGCGGCTGTAAATTACGTTTTGACCGTTGCGGCTGGCGATTATTTGCAATTGGCTTGGGCTGTTAGCAGCACCACAATTTCAATTGCAACTATTGCGGCTCAAACAGGTCCAACCGTACCAAGAACTCCGGGCGTCATTGTTACCGCAACCCAAGTGATGTATACCCAAAGCGGGTACAGCGGCATTAGCGGTTATAGCGGATTTAGTGGAACAAACGGCACAAATGGCGCATCAGGAATTAGCGGTTATAGCGGTTATTCTGGAAGCGGAATCTCTGGTTATAGTGGTTATTCAGGATATAGCGGAAGTGGAATCAGTGGATACAGCGGATATTCTGGCGCACAAGGCATACAAGGTTTGTCTGGGTATTCAGGTTATTCAGGCATAAACGGTTCTACTGGTGCATCTGGTTATTCAGGCTATTCTGGAAGCGGTGTAAGTGGTTACAGCGGATATTCAGGCTATTCAGGCAGCGGTTTGTCTGGTTATTCTGGATTTTCTGGTTACAGCGGTGCAGGTTCAGGATTGATGACCTATGATTCTTTTACCGCTACTGCATCACAAACATCGTTTTCAACTTCGTTGTCGTACACATCAGGAAAAATTGAAGTGTATGTGAACGGCGTTAAAATGGTTAACGGCACAGATGTAACGGTGACAAGCGGCACGGCAGTTGTTTTTGGAACTGGTTTAGCAGTGAACACAAGGGTCGATTGCGTTTATCCTCACTAATACAACATGACACACAACAAAACACTATACGGTTTGAACATTGAAACCCAATGGGAACAAATCCTAGAATTGCACGTTTTGGCACTTGCCAAAGAACACAAGCCCGATTGGTACAGGTGGCGCTTAACCAATAATTTTGAACGGGCTGTGTTTTTGAATGGCGACCCTGTTTTGCCGCGAGAAACAACTCGATATTTGTGGGCAAATCAAAATTTGTTGGGTGAATCAATTTTTGAAATTGGTTGTTCAACTGGATTTGGAAGTCAATTTTTGCCCAACAATGTCAATTACCTTGGCATTGATTACGACCCGTTAATCATCAACGTGGCAAAAGATCAGCGTTGGGGACAAAACAGACATTTCCAATGCGCTGACATCAACAACTTCAACATTCCTGATTGCGACACCATCATTGCGTTTGAAGTGATTGAACATTTAGACAATGGTTTGGAATTGATTGACGCATTGCAAAAAAAATGCAAACGTCTTTTGTTGACTGTGCCTTGGAAAGAACCAAAAGGGTTTTGGGGTGAGCATCACAAATTGCATGATTTGGATGAATCGCTTTTTCCTGATTTCAAAATTAGTTACATCAATGAAAACGGTTATGTCAGTAAAGTTGTTGAGCCAATAAGCGCAACCAACAAATGCAATCTCATGTTGTTAAGGTGGGATTGTGTCTAAAGTTCTTTGTTCAATATCTACTCGGGGTAGATACTTCACAACTTTGCCGCTGGCGCTGCAAGCAATCATTAATCAAACACGACCTGTTGACAAGTTGGTGGTGTTTGACGACAACGATGACCCGCAGGATATGCGAAAAGAATTGGCGTATTCTTATTTTTTCCAAATGCTTGACATCAAAGGCATTAAATGGGAATGGTTGTATGCTGGCAAAAAAGGTCAACATCACAATCATCAAATTGCTAATACGATGGGTTATGAATGGGTATGGCGCGTTGATGACGATGCCATACCAGAGCCAAACGTGCTTGCAGATTTGTTGCGCTGGATACGTTTAAACAACATTGGCGCAGTGGGTGGTTCAATACTCACGCCACCTTATTTGCCAGACACCAGCAAATCAACGGGCAAAATCCAAGACATTGACAACGAGCCAAACATTCAATGGAATGTAATTTCCGATACCAAAGAAGTTGACCATCTGCATTGTTCGTTTCTTTATCGCGCTGGCGTTGTTGATTACAACACGGGTTTGTCGCGGGTGGCGCATCGTGAAGAAACTTTGTTCACTTATGCGTTGAAATGCAAAGGGTACAGAATCCTTGCCGTGCCTGATGCTGTGACTTGGCACATGAAAAACCCACAAGGCGGGATTCGTTCGGAAACACAAGCATCATTGTATGAACACGATGAACGCATTTTCCGCAACATTATTGGCAATCAAGAAAAAACAATTGTTGTTTTGAATTGCGGCATGGGCGACCATGTAGTGTTTAGCCATGTGCTGCCTGAAATAAAAAATCCCGTTGTGTTTAGTTGTTACCCTGAAATTGTTGAAGGCAGACCAATTGCCGAGGCGCAAGCATTGTTTGGCGACATTGACAGGTTTAATGTGTACAAAAAAATGCACCAATGGGGTTGGGTTGATACGTTAGAAAACGCATATCGAAAGCTGTATTTATGATTTTGATTGCTCCATACGCTCAAAAATTGGTCAACGGTGAGCGCAACCCAAAAAATTACCCGTTTTGGCAAGAAGTCATTGCTGGAATTACTGAGCCAATCATTCAAGTCGGTGTTGAAGGCGAACAACAACTTGTGCCAGATTTCCGAAAAAACTTAAAAATCAAGGATTTACGGGCATTAATTAAAGAATGTCGCATTTGGATTTCATGCGATTCTTTTTTTCAACACCTTGCTTGGGATGAGGGCAAACGTGGCATTGTGCTTTGGTCGGTGTCTGACCCATTGATTTATGGACATGAGGAAAACATCAATTTGCTTAAAAACCGAGCAAATTTAGCGGAAAATCAATTCCTATGGTGGGATTCAGTAGCGTATGATTTCAGCAAATTTGTTGAAGCAACCGAAGTTTTAAAACACTTTTAAATGCCATGACCACCATAGACAAAACCGATGCCCGTTTATCCACCCATGAGGAAGTTTGCGCTTTGCGTTATGAAGTGATTAACGCAAGATTGAAGCGAATGGAACAAATCATGATTACATCAGCAGGTTTGATGATTTGCAGCATGGCAAGTGTCTTGTTTGCTTTTTTAGCGCACACAAAATAATGTGGACCCAATCTCTCTCCTGCTCATGGCGCAAAGCGCAGTTGCTGCGATCAGAACTGGTTGCCAAATGCTTTCAGAAGGCAAAGCAGAGATTGATAAATTCAAGAAACAAGTCGAAGGCGGCGTAAAAGATGCCAAGGCTATTTACAAAGAAGTCACAGGCATTTGGGGTTGGCTCAAATCTTTGTTTAATGTTAAGCCTGTTGCCGTGGAAAAAGCGACAGCAAGTGTTGTGGTTAGTGAAAAACCTAAAACCACAAAAAGCCAATCTGAACTAAGTTATGAAGAATACAAAGCCAAAGCAGTGCATGATATTTTTGAACAATTGAAAATTTATTTTGATGTGTTGCGCCAGCTTAAAGAGCATTGTTTGGAATTGGAATCTCAAAGCAGCACGACTGAAAAGGTTGCCGACAATGCCATTGATTTGATTGAGATTCGATGGCAAATGCGTGAAATGATGGTGCAAGTCAGAGAAGCAATGTCATGGACACCTGAAAGTTTGGGCTTGCAAGATTTGTACAGGCAGTTTTTAGAAACATACGATGACATATTAGAACAACAAGAGTTTGCACGGCAAATCAAACGCAGACAGGAAGTTGACGCAAAATGGCAACGAGAATTGCTCAAAAATCACAGAATAGACCGAGCAATTCAAGTGGCAACGGTGCTAATTCTGGTTCTATGGATGTGGGGTCTGCTGCTATCGCTCAGATGGCGCGAGATGACACCCGATGGTTTGTTGTTGGGGTAGTTGTTTTGTCATGTGCTTTGTTTTTAATCTTGCCTGTTGGTGTTTTAATTTGGGTGGACAACCAAAAACGCCTTGGTGCTGTGGAAAGACGTATTGATCGTAAGATACAGCGACTTGAAAAGCTGGAAAAAGAGCTTCAAGAACAAAAGGAGAAGTAATGAGGTTTTGTATAGTTATTCTTGTCTGTTGGATACTTATTGGCTGTGATGACCATTACCGTTATTATTGCCAAGACCCTGCTAATTTCCAAAAGAAACGGTGTCAAAGACCTGATTGTTTGTTTTCTCAAGATTGTCCAGATTATCTTGTTGCGCCAATTTTGGAAAAACAAGCAACACAACCTGCACAGGATGCTTCAAAATGAATATCAAAATTGAAACCATAGATGAATTGATTTTGTTGATTCAGGTTTTAGCTTGGGCATTTGTAGTTGTTGTGCTGATGCTTGTTTTTGGCGGCACTGTTTTTTCAATGTTGTATTCGGTAATTTTTGTGTCTCAGCCAATTAAAACAATGGCTCCGATTGACATGGCATTTACCAAAATGTTAAATGACATTGTTTTGTTAATGACAGGCTCAATAATGACGTTGGTTGGTATGTTCGCAATCAACAAAGGCGCTAAATCGTTGGCAGAAAAAATTGCACCAGCGGTGCTCACACCAACACCTGCGCCGACACCTGCATCAACACCTGTGCCAGCATCAGGATTCAATTG